ATTCCATTATGACCTACAAGTTCATCAGCTTGATTAGCTATATTAATAAACTCCTGGAGTAATTTCTTATCATCCTGTTTAGAATCCCAATGTGCAAAGTTTATTTCTTTATCATCCTCCCACTTCCAGCAAATACAAATGATAGCTCTTTCCTTTATGATATTAGTATAGTCAATATTCTTTTTATATCCTGCTTCCCAAAATAAACCGATATTAGGACTTGTTTCTATGTCAAAAAATAATCTTCTTCTTTTGGTTTGTAATTGTTGTAATTCTTTTTCTTTTGGTACTTTAAGTACTTTTTTTGATTTGTTTTTTTTGTTTTTGATAATCATATGGTAAAGTATAGGTTAGCTTCTTCTTTTCTCCTGTTCACTAATCCTTTTAATTCTTTACCATTTGCAGTGATATACTTTGTTTCAAACCACATTCTTATTGCAGATGATGTAGAATTTGTATTAACTAAATTAAATAAAGTTTCTGATCCTCCGGTATTCCAGGTATGAGAAACTAATGCATCAAACTGATTCTGATTTAAAGATACTTTAATTTTTTTATTTACAATACTTTCAAATTTAGGAAGCAGATTCTTGAACAAATCCTCAGCTCTTTGCTGAGTTATTTTATCTCCCTGTTTTACTTTGCTTCCATCCTCATAAAAGGTATTCCCAAATCCAATAGTCCAAAGTCCGGCAGGACATTTATAAGAATATAATTTGCAAGATTCCCATTTCTTAATAAGATTTATTCCTGCTGAACCGGTTGTCATTTCTTGAGATTTCTAAATAAATGAAGTAATATTGAAACTATTAAAGCAATCAAAAAGTAAATATTCATCTTTGATGATCGGTCATATCTTTTATGAGCATCTTCTCTTTCTTCAATCATCCTTTGAATTGTTTCTTTATCTGCACTGGATGAAACTATAACTGTATCATGAATAGCCGGAATCCTTTTAAATATGGTTCTATATCTGTAAATTATTTTAGTATATTTTTGTAAAAAAGTATCATATCTTTTAATAGTATCATATCTTGAAATAGTATCAGAAATAGTACCGAATACTGTATCAGTTATTTTAAGCTGATTTAAGCTATCTAATTGCTGTTTAAGTACATTGTATTCACTTGAGTCAGATTTGCCTTTATTTTGGCTATATGGAAACCACAGAGCCATTCTATTTGAAACAAGTTCAGGATAGTTAATTTTTGCCTTATTTAATTGCCTATCAGCTTTCTTTGCAGTATAGCATCCTAAGATTCCTAATAAAAAAAATATCACTAAATATTTGGATAGTAATTTCATCTTATTTATTTTTGAATTGAAATTGCATTAAGGATTAGGGTAATAAATGAGAACCGGCTACCATTTCTATGGTGGCCTTTTTATTATCAGTGAGTTTGGTAAGGTACTTTTCAATCCCTTATCTCATCCATACAATCAGATGGTTCTTTCTTTGAACTAACCCTTTCACTGAAAAAAATAAGCAGTGGCTTGTACTGGTTAAATCCAGTGAGACAAGTTTCATAAATTCACGTTTGAACATATTACTTTTTACCACTGCTTTTAAATTGTAATGTGAGAGCTCACCCCACTCATAGAGCTTATACACTACATATATAATTATTTCTCTCGGCCCTACCCTAGAGATTTGTAGGAACAATAACTATAATGATGTGTAATTTTTTCCCCTCTGCACTCAGATGTAATAGCTGACAGTTCAGTTCATTTAAAACAATTTGTCCTATTAATAAGGATGTGCACTATTACATCTGTCCACCCTTGGGAAGTGGATTGTGGTGCATTTTATCAGTGAGTTTGGTAAGGTACTTTTCAATCCCTTATCTCATCCATACAATCAGATGGTTCTTTCTTTGAACTAACCCTTTCACTGAAATTGCATTGAAATGCATTTTATGATGTGCATTATATTACTCAAAAAACACATTATTGTGTGATTTATACTACATTATCGGTTTATTTCCGATATAATGACTGAAAATTCACACTTTAATATCAGTCAAATTCAGTCACAAATATTTGTCAAATTGTGACAAATTGGAACGGTTTAACCTTCTTTTTGGAATGCCTGACCTTTACTATTAGTCAATAGGTTTTTAAGCAAATAACCCAAAGCAGAAGTCAAAGCAGTAGTTGCTATAAGATTCCAATCAAATGATAAACTTCCAGCTTGTACAGTTGTATAGATAACTGTCAATACAGAAGTTAATACTGCTAAAATCAATCCCTTACTTAAATCATTCAAATTAATGTTTAAAAATGGTGAATTCATATATTGTTGTTTTAGTTTTCTAATTTAGTTATTCTCTTTTCATGATCCTCTACATCAGCACTCAATCTCTGAATATCTTTTGTATGACCTACATTATCAAGTAGTATATTCTCTACCTTCCTTTCAAATCTATCAAGCTTCTGAATGAATGTCTTACCTAAATATCCTACTATTCCAATTACAATAAGGATCAGCCAGTTGGTTAATTCTTGTGGTGTCATTTTAATTATTTGATAGAGTTAAACCTAATTTATTACATGCCCAATTAATACAGTAACTATTATCAGCTCCCCATTGAGAATATTCACTTTCAGTCATTGTCAAATTACCATTAAGTAAAGTTTTATAATTCATTGACTGATCTAAATCAGTTGTAAGCTCATAATAGAATGAAGCAGTAGTTGCAGTCATATCTAAAGTTAAACACTTTAAAATTAACTTTGTAGCTATTCCGGCAGTAGGGATATTTATAGGTTGTATATTTATCATTGTTTTATATTTTAATTAATTTATCAGTTTTACCAAGTTGCTATTGCCACTCTTTTCCATGTATTAGTTGCAGTACAGATATAGATATAGTTAGCATCAATTCTTATTTCTCCTGTTGTTCCTGTTGCAGTTGCTGAAGCTGGAGCAGTATTTAATGCTGATAAATAAAATTGAGTAGCTCTTGCAGTTCCATTTACATCAAGCATATAACCAGCATTAGTAGCAGTTCCTACCAATAATTTAGCTGAAGCAGTTACTCCTAATGTAGAAGGATTTATAATGACTGATCCATCAGCATAACATTGTAAAATATTTGCAGTATAATTTTGAACTACTCCGGCAGATGATCTTTCAGTATAATTTACTCTCCAAGCATTACTTGCTACTGTTGCACTATAAACATACTGCATATCAAATCCTGCATATCTTGAATTAGTCAATAAATTTGTCTGACCAAATGATATAGCAGCTCCATGAGCAGAGTTTGTACTTGAAGTATAAACACCTACTTTCATATCCCCATTATAAACATAAGAACCACTTTCATAGTTATTTCTTGCCATTGTTCCTGCTCCACCTCTGATAATATCCAATGGATTAGTAGGACTTGTAGTTCCTACTCCTATTCTATCATTTGCTTGATCATAAGCAGAAGCACTACCAAATATTAATTTACCTTTTGTAGTATTAGAAGTAGATGATAATATCAAGTTATTACTTGCAGCAGTTCCACCAATAACTGATTGACCACCTGAAACTCCTACTGATAAATTATTAGTTATTGTTCCTGATGTATTAGTTAAACCAGTTGAAAATGTTAAAGCATCTTGTTTTAAATTGATTCTGTTACTTAAAGAAGATGTATCTATTTTTCTTAAATATGGAGATAGCATATTTGCAGTATCAGAAATATTTATTTTAAGATTAACTGATGATGTCTTAGCATAATTAGTCAGCATATTTGCAGTATCTGATATTGACAATTTAGTATTAATTCTTGAACTTAAACTGGAAGTATCTGAAGCATTCAATTTAGTATTTATTCTTGAACTTAAAGAAGCTGTATCAGAATAATTCATTTTTGATGTCAAATTTGTTTTAGTAGCAATAGTTGAAGTAGTATCTGAATATTTAACTGCAGTAGCTGATTTTTGATAATTAGTAAGCATGGAAGCAGTATCTGATACTTTTACATATCCATTCAAAGTTAATGTTCTAACATAAGGACTTAACATAGAAGCAGTATCTGAATATTTAACTCTTGCATCAATTCTTGTGCTTAAAGTTGCAGTATCAGTTTTGAGAAGATATTTAGATAACATTGTAGAAGTATCACTAATGTTCATTTTTAAGTTAATTCTTGAACTTAAAGAAGTAGTATCTGCTTTTCTTAAATAAGGATAAAGCATTGTACTTGTGTCGGAAATATTTACTTTATTTGCGACATTTGTTTTAGTAGCTATTAAAGAAGAAGTATCTACAACTGAATAAACATTTCTATTCTTCCATACCTTTTGAGTATCAGAATAAGCTAATATCTGATTATTTACTTTTGAAGTAATTAAAACATCATGAATCTCATCAAGTTCATATCCATTATGACATTTAACAAATATACTTCCATTGCCTGAATTTGCTTTAATTACAACTCCTAAATAAACCATATGATATGGAGCTACTGGTTTAGTTTTAGTCCAATTTCCATTTATACTATCTAAATAAATGATATCTCCATTTGAAAAAGCTGATGTATTTAATTTTTCAATCTTACCACTTAATATTACCCATCCAGTATCATTTGCATTAATAGTTCCTTTAACAAATCCTAATGTATTTGCTGAAGTTGAATCATGCTTATTATTTGCTAATCTTACTGATGGAACATCAGAATTAGTTCCTGATGATCCCCATCTTACAACTTGACCATTTGTTAATGTAACTCCGGCATCATTATGAATCTTAGCCATTAATATTACTGCAGTATCATTTCCAAATCTACCATTCTGTACTCCACCTGTACTATCTTTAATCCCATATTCAGTTGAACCTATTTTATAAAAAATACTATCCTTACCATTTTTTCTATAAATATTATTAACCCATTTATTTGCAGTATCAGAAATATTAAGTTTTGTATTTACCAAACTGATTTTAGCATAAGGAGAAAGCATATTGGAAGTATCAGTTATATTCAACTTTAAATTTAAAGCAGATGTATCAGCTTTACTATTAATCCTATTACTTAAAGAAGTAGTATCTATTCCTCCTATTTCTCCCCATGTAGCAGTTTTAGGATTGTATTTATAGAACTTATTATTGCATGAATCAAAAGCTATCGCAGCTTTCTTTGTTACATTAGATTTTAAAGTAGGAACTCCACATACTGTCGGAATACTTAAAGTAGAATCAAAAGCCATTCTATTAGCTCTATATCCATATTGAGGCATTTCCTGATATACTTGTCCTTTACTTACTAAACTAACTAAACAAAATAAAATAAATAATAATTTTCTCATATTATACCGGCATTGAACAAGCATCAAACTTTGATACTACACTTAAATTAAAAGTTAAATAAACTCCACTCAAATAATCTTCAAACTTCTCACTCACTGCATCCCAACTAATAGTAGCATCTATTGTATAAGGATTACTTCCATTTCTTAATGTACTAATAATATCAGCAGCTATTGAATGCATATCACTAACTACATCAGTTTCAAATTCACTTTCTACTCCTGATTTATCTAAAAACCAAATCTCAATTTGATAGGTTTGTTCCCTACCAGCATTCAATTCACCCCTATTAATAGCAAATGAAGCTAAAGGGAATACTGGTTGATTATCCCAATTTAACCACTCTATTGGAGTTGCAAACTTTACTGTGTGAATCATTTGATGACTTTCCAGCAGAGTTTGAATTTCCTTTACTACTTGATTGTATGTCATTTGAATTTAAATTGAACTTTTGTTTTACTTTGTCTATGTACTCTTTTTTGTACCCTTTACTCATATATTGTTTATTGGTATAAGAATGTAAATACTTCACCTGCACTTGCAACATCTCCAGTAGGTAAAGTTACTATACCACTTGTAATTTGAAGATATTGAGTATCTGAAGTAGGACTTGGTGTAATTGATTTACTTAATCCACCTCTTGAAGCAAAATAAGTTGTTCTACCAATCATAGCTACAATAGTAAAATTAGTTTCTCCACCTGTTGCAACATAAGTAGCTATTAATGGACTTGGAGTAGTTGAATAACTGTTTACATATCTTGGATTCATTCTCTCTGCTCCTCCTAAATAAATAGGACAAGTATAAGCTTTATCTTCAGGGAATATTACATCTAATCCCATTCCATAATTTAAATACTCACCATAAAGAGTATAATTTTGTTTTAAATAGCTTATCATCCTGGTATTATAGAATTCAGCCATTGATTTATATTTCTGCTCTAAAAGCTCTAAATCTGCTCTTGATGGAGTATTACTTTCTTCACTTGTTTTTTGCAAAAATCCCTTACTAAATAACTGATAACCCATTGTCATTGGAAGCATACTCATAGTGTACCAAATCAAAGCATCAGTGATATAATCATTGATAAGAGTAGTTTCATAATTATTCAAGTTATTAAGTTCTATTCCTGTCTGTAATCTTTTGTAAAGAGTAGAACCTAAAACCGGTTGAATGTAAATATCTCCAGCTACCTTAATCATAGGAAATAATTGCTTACCATCAATATTATTTGAAGCTCCTGTTCTTTCCTTAAAGGTTTGTTCAGTTATAAAAAGTATGTTTTTGCTCATTTCTTAATCTTTTCTTTTTACTAAATTAGCTTTCCATTCATGTCTGCAATATGGTCTATGTGATCCATCAGGTTCAGTAAACCATCCACCCCTTCTATCCCAAACTGAATAACCCATAACCATTGAAATACTCTCAATATCTGACCTGCTATAAAACCTGTTCAATTTCATTAATCTTGCACAAAAAGGCCTATTTCTTGAATCCTGAGGACCTTCATAAGAATATCTAATCAAAATCTCAGTTACTTTCTTTGATGGATTCTTACCCTGTAATTCTGAAATAGGAGCAGTTAATTCTCTTTCAATAATTATATCAGTTCCTATCTTAGATTGGTTCTGCTTTAAATATTCATTATCAACTAAATCCTGAATGGTTTGCTCTACATCCTTTGTAGATACCTTTAAAGTACTTGCAATCACTTCAGGAGTAATTCTCTTATCCTTACTGATTAAATCCAAAATATTGGCCTGTAATTGATTTAAAGAACTAATATCCTCAAAGGTTTCATACTCTGCTACTTCTGATACTTTTTTTTTATCAATTATGATAAAGTTATCAGGACTCTCTCCATGATTTCCAAAAGCTTCAATCAATCTATCATCATTAGTCATTGAGAATTTCTGAATCTCATCATGAGTTAAAGGACTATCATCTATACCTAAAAAATCATTCACATCCTGATCAGTGAATCCAAATCCATTCTTAAGCATTAAACTTGCCTGAGCTTTAGTCAATTTACCTGATGTAAACTGTCTAACTATTCTCATCACATTCTGATATTGTCTGCCTGATAGATTCTTTAAATTGTCATTTGAAGTATAAGTAGGAGCATCCACTTGAATTTCATTTTTTACTGCAACTGCTCCATCAGATGTAACTTGTCCTTTTTGTAATGGTTCTCTACCCATCAATTCTCTAATCTCATCCTGAGTTAAATTTTGAGCCATTATAGCTTCACTAAATTCAAAGTTCAATGGTTCTACTGGTTGTATCTTAAATTCCCCTGCTTCGCCTTTTAAATTCCTTAAATAAGTAAATACTGATTCAAGTTCCTGCTGTCTTGATTGAACATAAGTATTATTAAAAATTTGATAAGCATCTCTAATCTCATTTCTTGCTCCTAATTGACCATCTGATTTAATACCAAATAGAACCGGAGAAGTAATCTGATGAGAAGCAAATACCTCTTGAGTAATTAAATTATTGATATTAGTGAAATCCTCTTTAGTAAGCATTGTAGTTCCTAAATCCTGAATATCAGCACTGTTCTCCTTACTCTTATTAAACATTATCACTACTCTTTTTCCACTATCACCGGTAAACTTCTTTAGCAATGCCCTTTCAACTTCTCCTTTATTCTCCTCCCCAAGAGGTTGTCCGTCATTCAAATTTATAAGCTTAGAACCTACCCATCCCTGTTTAGCATTACCTAAGATATGTCTTGATACCTCAATATCACTCTCAATGTAATTTAATCCCTGAAAATATGAAGGATAAGGATAGATTTCACTTGATGGATTGTACTCTTTTATGTACATAATCTGACTACCTACTGGATTATTCAAATCAAAAGCTTTATATTCTCTTGCCTTTTCTTTAAAATCTGACCAGTCATTCTTGACATAAAATGTCAATAAATCTTTACTCACTCTAACCTTATGAAATTCTAAATGATAAACCTCTGATATTTTCTTTGCCCTATTCCAAATAATCTGAAGATAATAACCTCTGTAAAGCTCATCATCCTTAATGCACTTCTTCATTACATCATTCCATGAATCTCTTGTATTAGCAGTACCGGCATTCTCAAACCCTTTACCATAGATATAATTGCATTTTCCCTTTACAATAGCTCCATGTTTAGGACTCTCATTAAATAGTCCTAATAAGTATTTAGGATAGTTATTATCATGTCCAAATTCAACATAACCCTTTCCTTTAACCTCTCTGAATTTAGGTTGTTCTGCTTGATCAAATTGTAATACTATGTGTTTATAATTATTCATTTTTATCCATTGTAAGTTATAAAGGAATTATCTTGCTCATCATATTTTGTAGGTTCATAAGTATTAGCAGGATTCAAATACATATAACCTGATTCTAAAATAGGCCCTATTGGACTTGGTTCTTCTGCATTATCATCCCATTGTCTTATTTCATAAGTCCAAAATCCAGTATCTTCTTCATCAAAAGTAGTTGTATTTATATCAAACATTTGATACCTTGATGTGGTACTTAAATTTTCATATACTACCTCAATAATTGATTGAGTAATTCTATTTGTAAATTTAAAAAAATAATATGAAAAAATTTCATCAGTATTTTCTGCTGGTGTGCAGTAAATAATTTTTGAAACTTCATCTTTAGTTAATATTATCATATCTACATTAAAAAACCCCCGACTTTTAATCGGTCGGAGGTTCTAAATTTAATTTTAAGTTTTATTAAGTACCTGGAGTTTCTAAAGTAGAAACAATGTTAGAAGGAACTACCAAGAAATCTTCTCTTTCCATAGAAGTAAAGGTTAGCATATAACCATTACGATCAGCAAGAGCAGTACCTGAACCAGCTTCTGTTCCAGTCATCTGAAGTCCAAACTCCTTACCATACATTCTTGCAGTACCATCACCCTCAACACAAACAAAAGTTAATCTGTTTTTAGCAAGAGTAGTAACTATATTTCTTACAGTTGCTGATCTACTATTGATAGGGAATTTAACCTCATGAGTAAAGTAAAAAGTTCCATTCTCAGGACTTGCAGAAATTGAGTTAGAAGCCATAGCAGTTCCTCTTGGAACTTCAAACTTCCAGAATCTTGTTCCTGAATCCTTTGTTAAAGCAGTTACAACACCTGAAGCAGATGTTACTCTTGATATTCCTGAAGCATCATAAAGATTGCTATTTTCTATTAGATAGATAGTTTCAATACCACCAACTGATTCGTTACATTCTATTGCATATCCACCTGTTATTGCACAAGCCATATTGTTTAGATTTAAAAAAGGGTAGGGTAAACTTCCCTACCCCTCTGATTATGAATTATTATTTACTAATTAGATAGCTGAGATAAACTTAACACATTCAGTAGTGAAACCAACTGCAACACCTACTTTCCATTCAGCTCTGAATCTTACATCATTGTTATCTTGAGAATACCACATTTTGTAGTTGTTTTCTTCAGCTTCAAGATCAAATCCGATAGCCATGTTTGACAAACTGATAGCATAAGCATCACCAGTACCATTCAAACCATTTACAGGAACAATCTCAACATTTGTACCTGGAAGGATAAATGATTGAGCATTTATATCCTGAGGATTGTAAGAGAACAAGTTCAAAGCTCTGTAAGCCAAGATTAACAAACGATACCAATCATAACCTACCCAAATCTTAACATCTCCTTTAGCCATTACCTGTGCAGGGATAGCTTTGTAAATACCTTCAGTAGCAGCTATAACATTTGAAGAAGTTACAGTAGTGATAGTAGCAACTCCAGTATAACCTGATACATTCGCATCTATTGGAGAACCAGCAGCTATAATCTTTTGGAAACCATTGAATTTGTTCAAGTTTGCAGTAGCAGAACCTGAATCACCTTGCCATATTGCAGTTTCTAATTGAGAAGCAATTCTTGCATTCTTTTTAGCCAAGTAAGCAGCTTGGAAATCTGCATTACCGAAATCCTCATAAGTAGAACCAGCTTTCAATGCCTGAGCAGTGAAGTAAACTTCTAAATCTTTTGGACAAATCTTTTCTTCTACTTTGATTTTACCAGGAGTCAAGATAACTTCTGAAAAAGTAGTTGTTCCTGAAGGATCAAAAGTACAAGATTGAGTAGCGAATACTGCATCAGTATCCATAGTAGGTAAAGCAGTAGGTCCTTTAACACCTGTAAGAACAATACCACCATCCAAAATCATCTGTTGAGTTTTAGCTTCAGTTACTGCTGAAGTCAATAAAGGTTGTACAAGCTCTTTAGTATATGCTGATAAACCTGAAAAATTTAAAGCCATGTTTTTAAGTTTTAAGTTTTATTAAATTACATTAATTATTAATCAAGTTTATTTTGTGAATAAACCTCTATAATTCTTTTTTGATTCCTCACTTTTGAATGAAGAAGTTTGTGAAATTGCACTATCAGGAACACCGGTAGGAGTTTCAGATAATGTTTGAGTTAATGAAATAAGTCCTTCAATAACCTTTGTAGCTTTAGATAATTTAGCTTCATAATCAGCAAACTTTGCTTCATAAGATGCAAACTTCTCATTTGTAGATGCTTCAAAAGCTGAGAATATTTCTTCCATTCCCAATTTCTTCTTATCCATTTTACCCATGTCCTCTACCATAGCAGGAGCATCAGCAGCAGGAACTATAACAGTTATTGCTCCGTTATCTCCAATAGTAAGAACTGTTCCATCTTCCAAAGTCAAATCTCCAACTGGAGCAGGTTGTCCGGCAATAGTTACTACACCACCTACACCCAATTCAGAAATTTCAACTTCAGTTCCATCAGCCAATTTAGCTTTGATAGGTTGAACCATTTCAGGAGTAGCAGGAGTAGTTGCAGGAGTAGTTGCAGGAGTACCAGCAGGAACTTCTCCAGCATTATTAACCAACTCATTGAAAGTCAGTTTTAATTTCTCTAATATTTCTTTTGGATTCATAATTTATATTATATTGTTTAGTGGGAATATTTGAAAATAATCCCTTTTAAAAATTAAATTTTAAATGTCTTTAAGTAATTCAGCTATGTAGTTAAGAGTTTCCTGTTCAACTGATAGTTGTTTTACTGTTTGTTTAGGTTCTTCATAATCAAATAAACCCTCTACTGAAAACCCTCTTAATTCCCCTGATTTAATCTTATTCCATACATCAGGATTCTCTACATAAAAACTGCCAAACCAACTACCATCAGCAACATCCTCAAATCCTTTCATTGGCAGGATTCCTCTTTTCTTATCTACAATAAAACTCTCAAACATAGTAACTCCATCAACTACTTGATTCTGATCATGCATTAAATTAACATTTGCCTGATATTTCTTCTTTGCAAACTTGATGGATATTTCTTTAATAGTATCAGCAGAAAACTTCACATAATGCTCTCCGAATGTGTCATTATTTCTATAAATCAATTCATCTGCAATCATAAGAGGACCTGATATAATCTTCTCATCTTCACTGATAATCTGAAACTGACTGAATTTCTTTGAGTCAATTTGCTTTAATTTTCTTGATGCCCATGCAATACCCTCATCACCTCCCCATGCTAACCACATTAATCTTCCACATCCATCTCCTAATTCTTTCTGAGAACTTTGTCTATGCCTTTCAAAAGCAGACATCCTGGCTATTGTATCTCTTGAGATGTTCTCTCCATTGGCTAATTGATTTGCTCTTGCCTTACCTACTGGAGTTCCACATGATCCCCATCCATTCTTTTCAACCCAATTCAAAGCTATCTTTGCATTTTCACTTGCCTTTTTAGGATAGTCATTATAAGTTTCAGCAAATTCTGTTGCAAATAATATATCAAATTTGTTACCAATCTTTCCTAACTCCTTTATAACATCAGCATTATTATCATAGTGTTTAGATATACCTAAATCCTTTATCTTTTGAATTTTAGCTTTATTAGAACCAGTAGCATAAACTCTGCTTTCAGGTATTCCTAAATCTTTTGCAGTTTGTAGCATTCCTGTCAGCTCAGACCTTGCACTGATGATATAAACAATATTTCCTTCAGCTATTAATCTCTTTGCTAATTCTTTACCTCTTGGAGTAGATAAAGTTTCATCATAATCAAATGAAATCTTTTCTCCAGCAAACTTAATAGGCCCACCAACTACCCATGCATCACAGGTTCTTTTACTTGCACATTTAAAATCAAATGCTTCACAATACCCTAAATCACCTGCATTAATAACATTATAAGGATCAAGTTCATTACCAATACCCTGAGCAATACAATCCTTAATCATTTTACTCACATTGAAAAAAGAACAGTTACCACAAACTGATTGTTTAGCATTGTCAGGAGTAGTATTAAATTGTTTACCTTTTGCTATCCAGTATTCCTCATTAGGTAGATTAGGATTTAAAGGACCATAATGAGCAACATTAATAGCAGTTTGTCTATTAGCAAGATTTGTTTTAATATCCTGAGTAGCTACCGGACAAGTTGATTGTACTGCAAAATCAGAAGCAAAATGTTCATCCCACAATGAATTACAAATTGCTACTGCTTGTTCTGATGATTTACCTTCATCAATTACATACTTTATACATCTTGGTAAAAACTCATCTTTATGCTCTCCTTTAGATGGATTTATAAACTCCTGATTTTCTTCCTTAAAAGCTAAAAAGTCCTTTTTGATAGCCGGTTGATCTACCAAAGCCACATAAGAAACCTCAGAATCATCATTCAAAGATTCATTTATTTTAAGCTCATATACTGGTAATTCTTGAAACTTAGTCATACTATTAATGGTATTTTTTATTAATAATCCTATTTAACTGCTTTTAACTTATTCTTGCAGCCCTATTCAATCTTTGAATCCTCTCCTGATTACCTGAAACATCTGATTCTAAAACAAATGCTCTTGCAGTAGCAGAAGCTAATTGATTTACTTGTCCCTGATTTATTGTTGTTGTAGCAGTTTGAGGAGCAACTGGAGCAGATGGAACATTCATTCCTCCTGATGGAACTGAACCTCCTCCACCTCCTTTTCCTGGTATTTGAACTGACATTATCTTTTTAATATTAGCAATACCTCCAGCAACTGCAAGTCCTGCTTGGATATATGGATAAGCAGGCCCTAATACAGATATTGGATTTTTTTGAGCATTTTTAAATGCTGACCATGCAGATTGATAAGTATCTATTGTAGCAGCAGCAATAGCAGTAGCTTTTCCTGCAGCAGTTTCTTTACCTACTAAATCAGATATATTAGAAAGTAATGCAACTCCTCTTTGAGCTTGAGCTATTTTATTATTTGCTACTTCTTCATCTAATTTCTTTTGATATTCAGCATAAGCAATATCTGCTTCTTGTTGTCTTTCCATTTGTTGAATAGCATCATCAACATCATCAACTTTATCTTTATTTTTTTTATCTCTTATTTGTTGTTCAAGAGCTTGATTATCGGTTACAAATTGTAAATATAAATCCTGTAAAGTAGCATTCTTTTCAGTTTCAGAAGCTTTACTTTGTTCAATAGATTGTTTTTGTCTTAAATAATCAAATTCAAGCTTTTTCTTTGCTCTCTCATCTTCATCTTTAATATTCTTTAAAAAAATGTCTTCTTCTATTTGTCTTCTTTGTTCCTGTAAAGATTTATTAGCAGCTAAAATCTCATCATTCTTTCTTTTATTTTCAGCTATTATTTTATCATTTGCATCTTTAGCATCTTTTGCAATTTTATCATTTACTTCTTTTTGTTTACTTATTCTATCATTATCAGCTTTTTCAATTTCTCTTTGAGCTAATTCTCTTGCTTGTTTTATATATTCTTGCTTCTGCTTTTCATTTAATTTATCATTCTCTAAAATCTCATTCTGATTTTTCTTAAATTCATTGTTTGCCTTAATCTTTCTGACAGTATATTCATCATATTTATCAGCATTATATTTTAAGAATCTATCAGTTTCTTCTATTTGCTTTTTATTGGATGCTATTAATTTATCAGTTGCCCTTTGAGCTTCAGATGTAATACCGACAAAGTCAGTAATATTCTGAATTAAATCCATTATAAAACCTCCTAACTTAGCAAGTCCAGGAAATAGATTTGCAACAACTTGTTTAATCTTCTCAAAGTTTGCTATCAATATCGGAATGGCTATAACTAATAATCCAATTCCTGTACTACCAATAGCAGCTTTTAAACCATTGAATGCACTTATTACATTACCTTTCAGAACTGAACCTAAATTGACAAAAGCATCTTTTGCCTCAAGAACTGTATTAAGTCCCTGAGATAAAGCCATAGCTCCCTGAACCTTTGCAAGAGTTTTAGTAAGTTCTTCTGATTGAGAACCAAATAAAGCTTGAGCTCCCTGTAATGCAGAGAATCCACCTACAACACCCTGTAAAGCTGAACTAAATGCTTTGAATTTAGCATCAGGATTAAATGCATCAGTAAGATTTTTAGCATCACCAATCTTATCTTTTAATTCTGCTGCTCTTTTAGCTGCATTAATAGCTTCAGTTGATGTTGCACCAAACTTATCAGATAATGCTGCTACATCTGCCTGAGCTTCCTTTAATTGAGCTCTTAAACTCTTTACTGAACCTTCAGCTCCTGAACTATTTATTGTTGCCTCTAAAGCTACTACTGTCTTTGCCATATTAATTAGTTATAAACTCTTATTTCAATTTTAAAATCTCTTAATAAATCATCTTCCTCAGTCCATGAACCTCCATTTATTTTATATGTTTTTATTAAAATGCTATTTGTATCATTATATGTTAATGTGATATATTTGAACCTATCTGAACTTATTTCAATAGGTTCATATTGATTATTAGTAAAAAAAGTTTTATTTTCTGTAAATAAATTATTTGGAGAGTTTATTATATATGCACTTGCTTCATTTCTATATATAACAAAATCTTCTTGAAAAGTATTTTCATAAACAATTACTTCAGGATCATCTGTTCCATATTGACTTATTTTAGCTACAAATCTTTTATATCCTCCGGTAGTTACCCATCCACTTCCATCATATTCTAATCCTGAACCAGTATTACCTGATACATCATACCAAGCTCCATCTATTGCATCAAAGTATTTTAAATCCATAGTATTAATTATAGTTTGTTGATATTACTCTTAATAATTGAACTTCACATAGTTCTCCTGGAGTATAATCAATTATCTTTTGTAATCTATATAAAACCCCATCTATTAAAACATATCGGCTAAAATCAAGATTATAGATGTCAGATTCAGTGAATTTCATTTTGACTGTCAGTAATCTACTATCCTTATCAGTAATCTCTGCTAAATAACTTGAATAATAAGCATTGAATAAATTATTAGATAAAGCTCCAGCTACCAATGTGAAGTATAGTTGTTTAGTAGCTCCGAAGTTTATATCAATACTTGGAACATCAGGATCATTTAAATGACCAGCATAACCATAATCAGTTAATGCACTTGATAAATTAGTTCCATTATTTTGAATATACCAATTAGAATATCCTGTTAATTTATTAGCATATAAAATTCTAATATTAGAGGCCATTCTTTCTTCAAGAGTATTATTTCTTTTATAAATAGCACTTACAATTTTATCTACTGCAACATTATTAACTACATATCCTACTAATGGAGTTGCTGAAAATATTACTTCAGTTTTGTCAGTTTCTTTAGCAAATTCAAATCCATTATCATAAATCCTATCCCCATAACCCTCCTGATAAAGCTTTCTATATTCTTCATTCCTCCAATCATTATCTGATTTATAACAAATTTGATAATATCTTGCATTAAGTTCAGACATTGGTTTAATCTTAATAACTTGACTTCTATCTACTTTATCTGACCAATCTAAATAAGTTGTTCTATCATTTTGATAAAAATCTACCCATGGTTCAATAATTAAATGTCTTTCTTTAAATTTATCTTCAGTAACCATTAAATAAAACATTTTTAAAATAGAAGCAAAAAAATCCTTTTGCTTTATATTAATAGGTAATGTTGAATTTAAAATTAGATTATCATTTAAAGTTACTGGTAACACAATAGGAACTGGAGATGTAGCAGTTATTAAATTACCTGATTGTGGACTAAATCCAGCTTGTGTAAATGTATTAATACCTGATGGAATAAATTTAATCTCTATTGTATCATTTGTCAAAAAATTATACTGCCCTGAAAAATTATATGAAAAAGGTATAAAATAAGGAACATTTGATACAGGTTTATTAATGTTTATATTTTTACCTGAACCAGTTACTTGAACTCCATTTATATAAGTATATAAATTACCTGATAATCTTGCAGATAATAAACCTGTATTTTGTATATAAATATATCCTTGATAATTTATATTGTAATTTAAAGAAGCATTTGATGAAATATACTTTAATTTATTTTCATTAATTAAATCAAATCCTCCTATAACATTTTGAAATCTTAATGAAGCTGTTGTATTTACTTCTAAAGGAGTAACTAAAAAATTTGCTTGTAATGCTTGAGTTTTTACAGTTGTTAATCTATCCTGATTATTAGGTATAATTAAACTTTTAGCAAAATTAGTTTTAAAAAAATTTGATTCCCATGTAAATCCATTCTCAGTTATTATTTTATCAAATATTTCTTTTACAAATAGTGAAGGTCTGAATGCTTTATAATCATAGTCAATTTTATTAACACTGACATTACCATAATCAATTAAAGGATAATAATATCCATATCCTGCATTATGATTATTCCAACTATTAATAATATTTGTAACTGAATAAATATGATTATAAGATGAAAAATCTAATTCATTTATTTTCTTATTTCCTAATTTAGCAAAGAATCCTCCTAATTCACCAAATAAAGCAATCTCATATTCAATCAATCCATCATCAATAATTATCTCTAATAATCTTAATGTACCCTTAATAACCTGAACTCCATTGTATTCCATCTTCATCTTTGCTGACCTGGAAGCATTGAAGTTATATTCTACATTTGCAGTTCCATCAACAGTAAAATTAGCAGAACCAAATTCAAAGATATTACCTAATAACCGATTATTATTAGCAGTACCAGGTAAAACTATTGTCTTACTGAATGCAGTAGCTTTACTATCAAGATTTTGCAAATCATCAATAGCATAAGTTATTTGATTGCTAAATCCCTGATTGACATCAAGCTCATTATCTTCTATAAATAATCTAATCATAGTATTATCTTATGTTATCTCAAAAATCCTCTCCTAACTTGGTTTAATTCTACTTCAATTTCCAATATCTTAAGTCCATTATTTTGATTCTTTGAATACTCATAATTAGTATTCTTTATTGTTACAGGCATCCAATTATTATCAGTTATTTCAGGAAAGTTTGCATAAATCTGAGGACTTGATATTAATTCTGCTAACCATACATATTCTTCATCAGTAGGATAATTCATTGTGAGTTTATAAGTCCAGTTTAATTTACTTCCATAATTTATTTTAGTTTCTAATCTTGGATAAGTATATAAAATATATGGAACATAAGAATTTCTATAATCTTTTTGTGTAAATGATTTTCTTTCAATATCCATATTTAATCTACTTGATAAATCAAATCTTGCAGTATCAAACATCCCCCATTGATTCATAAAATATAAATCTATAGGTTCATATCTTGGATTGCAATCTAAATAAATTCTAAATGGTTGATTTGTTAATATATTTCCATTATCTAAATCAATAATATCTACTTCATAATAAGAAATTGAATTTCCTATTGTTGTTTTACCTGCTGAATTTAATAAAATATTTATTGCTTTTGGTCCTATGTTAAATTGATAAAATTCATAAACCTCAACAGTTTGATAAGAACCCCCATCAATATATTGATCATATGTAGAAAATATAGAACCATTTTCATAATATTGAACAACTTTTAATCCTAAATATTTATTAGAATCATCATGAAGTTTAAATGGAACTAATAAATCTCCATTTATTCTACATTTAGTATTTAATGGTCTATTAGTTAAAAATTTATTATTAAAATTATTTATAGGATTTATTCCTTGTGATTTTCTATTAAATAAAGGAGTTGCATAATTGTATGCTTTTTGAGTACCACTTGCCTCATTTAATAAAGTAACTAAAGTTCCACCGGAAACATAATTACCTGATACATAAGCTCCTCCTGAAATATATTCCTCTCCAAATCTTATATCATAATTTATAGCAATCTGATTAATTTGATTTGGTTCTCCTCCAAAATTAAAAAATGGATCATTTGTTGATGTATATGCTTGTATTAAAGCATGTACAAACTCATAAGTAATTTCATTTCTTACTGAAGGACCAGCATCAAAATAACCATAAGCAGTTATAGGATCAGGATAAAGTTTAACTCTTGTAAGTTGATTACCATTTGCATATACATCAAATACATATTTAAAATCAGGCATTCCTGAAGCATCACTTAAAGCAGAACAAAACATAGTATCTTGGACTGTTAATTCTATTGATTCAGCATTTATTAAACTACTAACTATACTCATATTATTATTTCTTTTTTAATTGTAAAGCCAACTTAACATCTTCTCCAAATGCATCTGCCATATCTTGTTCCCAGTTCGCGAACACCTTTTCAAATGCATCAGTAAAGTAATCAGTTTGCTTTATACCATATTTTTTAATATTATAAATCAAAGTATCTACCTGCCTATCAATCAAAGATTTCTTTTTAGCTTGTTTAATGTTCTTTCTCTCAAGTCCTATAACTGTCTTACCCATTACTTGTTTATTGCTAACTTTTGCTTTACCTTTTAAAATGTATTCTTTAATACTTACTCTACCTTCGGCATTCATTCCATAGTTCTTAAACTTGTAAGGACTATTAGGAGCATTCTTTGAATTTCTTACACCTTTAACCCCCTCATTCACAAAGTCATAATAATCAAGCATTGTTATAGTTAGCTTCTTCCCATCTGTATCAACTATTGGATTAATAGATTCCATCAAATCACCAGTAGCTCCAACAATCTTTCTTTGCTTCATTATATCCTCAAGTACTCGCTTAAATTCAGCTCCATACTGCTCTAATACATTAGATGCAACAAAACTTTGAAATTCATCTCTTGAACTTCCTATCCTACCTAATGCTCTGTTTTGTGCTTCTGTCAAGCTTATCGGCATCGTACTTTTGTTTTACTTTTATGTAAGATAAATCATTTAAAAACTGATAAACACTTAAATCCCATACCTCATTTAAACTGATATTTTCAAATTCTGATACCAATTTGGCATTAAATATCCATCCATAAGATTTTTGAAACTCATCAGGTGCTGGTTCAACATCTCTTTTTCCATCTGATCTCCCTCCAAAGAGGACTGTAAAGCTTTCATTGATTCGCTGAAAACTTTGTAAAAAAAAACACAAGATTGATAAGCTACATTGAAATCTGCTTCCAACATATCCTCTGCATATTTAGAATGATGTTCAGCATTATACTTATCAGGAACTAATCCCTTCCATGTCCATTTCATAGGAGTACACATTGTAGCCATTAACTTATGTAAATTCCCTATCACATCACTGGCAAAAGTTGCAGTTTCAACATATCTACCGGCAGTCAATTCATTTATTTCAAGATTTAACCAATACCATTTCCCATTAGCCTTAATCAAGTTTTTAGGTTTACCCTCAATAAATCCCTTTGAAATAATATCAAAAGATTTATTAATTCTTAAGCATAACCGGTTGAACTTTTTAATTGACATCTTATTAATCTCATATTCACTTTTACCTGTGAATATCTGAACCAATAGAATTGATTTATCAATCTCATCCAAATTTGTCAAAGAAGCTTGATGTAATTCCTGAAATTTCTTAATGGTCAATCTCATAATAGTTAATGGGAGTTTTTTTAAATTGTTTCCGATAAAATAAATATAATTAAATAAATCTATATACACCTGAGAACTTATGTTCATTCCGGCACTTATTAGCCAAAGCCAAAGCATTGACACAATCATCATGATAACCTACTGGAGCATTATACCTAACCCCTGTTGAAGTATAAACATATTCAAACATTTCTAATTCTGACTTTATAGGCCCATCCGGATAGGAAATCTCTTGCTTATGGATTGTAGAGGCCAATAATTCCATTAATTGTTGCTTTGATTGGGATGTGTACTTAAAGCCATACATCCTCTGAAAATGCCTCTGCAAATCCTCTGTAATAGCATCACCTACCCCTGTGCTATCAATCATAATAGGTTTATTCCTATCCAGTGTTAAGATATGGTCCTTTGTCTGCTTCCAATCCTTTTGGAATCTTTCAAAGTAAGATACATTTCCATTTATATCAAGTCCAATGATGACAGTATAGTCAAATGATTTAGCCAAGTCAATACCAAAATACATAGGTTCTGACTGACTTAATTGTTTAGTGCATAAAGTAATAAAATTATTACCAAAAGGATTAGCTGCATTCTCCATAGGATTAGCCATGTATTCCTGCTCAAATACTGACTGAGGGAGTTGTAATCTTGCATCATTAATCTCATCAATATCAATATAAGGATTATCATATGTGGAGAACTTAAAAGATTTCCAGTCATGTTCATTCTTATTAAATAGATGATAAAAATAATTCTTACCCTTTGGAGTTGATAGGAACAATGCTCTACCCTTATAATCAGTCAGAGTAGGTCTGATTGAGTTTAACCACCCATCCTCTAAATTAGGAATAAATGAAGCTTCATCCACAACTACAAAATGGAATTTCCTTCCCCTGAGATTATCCAATCTCTCACCGGTAAAGAATTCAACTGTTCCTCCATTAGGAAAGTAAATAATCAAATCAGATTTATTATTCTCAAATGGAATAATCTTAATAAGCTTCTCAAAGAATGTTTTTGATAGTTTGTAAGTAGGAGTAATATATGCAACATTATTGCCCATTAAGGCAGTTTTAATAATCTCTATTTGGGATAGTTCTGACTTACCAAATCTTCTGCCACACATAACCACTCTAAATCTTGATGAGTTGTCAAGGATTACTTGTTGGTTGATATGTGGTTTAGATAGTTCAATCCTCATAGTATGGTTTTTCCCTCAACAAATACTACTTCAATCTTACCAGTATTCTCTACTGCCTGAGTTTCTTTAGGTTTACCAAATGCTCTATTAATTACTATCTCTAAATTCCAAAGTGATGATTTAGAGAAATCCTTTATCATAGCTTTAGCAATCATTCTTTCAAACATAGTACATTCCTCATTATCTACTATCTGTTTAACTTCATTCTCAGTCAAAGCAGCTATGTTCTTGATAGTATCACAAAGCTGACTATTAGTATATCCTATCTCTGCAATTTGAGATACTAATTTTCTTGGAGCTCCTGCATAATTCCTATTAGGATCAAACCCTTTTTGATAATGTTTGAGATTCTTTAAGCTATTCTCATTAGTTCCTCTTTTTGACATTACTCAATTTTGTTTTTATAGTGATCAATAAGTTTCTCCATTTCAGCTGCATAAAATGTGCCGAAATCATTATATCCCTTATTATCCTGTTCATATAGTTTGTAAAATATTGACCTTAATCTTTGTGATGGAGTTTTCTGATTAATCTCTGATTTCAATCCTCCTATTAGAACCTCCTCAGATTGTGTAAATGGTTCTACTTTCAATCCAATATAGCAGAAGTTCTGATTTAGCTGAAACACATCACTTGCCTGATTTGGATTCAGTTCCTGAGTACCTATTGTAATCTTTAAGGTTTTATCCTTTCTTGTAGATATGCCCTCTATTTGACCTGCTATTAATATCATATGTTTATTATTGTTTCTCTTGGTTCTAATAAAGATGAACAGGTATGACCGGGAGCTTGAACCAATCTATACTCCCCACCCAATCCCATAGCAATAGTACTCCAACAGGAATAACATCCAGTGAACATAACTGCATTCTGAATCAAATAAGCTCCCTCTAAAAAATCACACTCATAATAACTCACATCAGTATTGAAAGTAGCATTAAATAGCTCCCATTCACTTTTATAGCCAATAAAGATAACCTCATCAGCTATTGATTTAAGATACTCTACTTCCTTTGCCCAATTAAATCCCCAATCCTCATAGTTTGTAGTCCTGTTAATTACTGCATATTTGTTATCCTTAAACTTATCTACTGGAGGTAAAGTAAGCCATCCATCTTTCCATGTAGGATCAATAGGAATATTCTGACCTTTGAAATGAGCTTCTACTAAATTATTAAAATGACCTGCATAGTCCCTGAACCGGTTTAAGTTATAACCTATATTCTCTCCATCCTTAACTACAACATTTGTAATATAAGGTTGAACTGCAATCAGCTTCTTGATGGATTCTGACCTTTGCTTGTCAAAGTTAGTGATGTACAAAGTTCCTCCTCCCATAGCTCTTATGGTAGGTAGTGAAAATATAATATCACCAGTAGCTCCTGAATGTGTAAACTCCATTAATCAGTTGATTTTAGATAAATACCATTTATAAATTGTATGTAACATTTCAGCTACACAAACAGGACAAGTTTTTTGATAACTATAATTAGGATTCTCTAATCTATAAACTGAAACTATATCAGCTTGAATGTGGTGATGAAAATTTACTATCTCACCTGTTTTCATATACAAGTCATAGATATGTTTATGCTTTTCAAGTACATCACTTCTGAATGAGGTCTTTAAATGTGTTTCTTCTTGTGATGTTGATGTCTTTGAGGTTGTACTTTTTGACAGCCCATTCATAGGTTTTCTCGCCATAATCTTTTATTTTATTTGGATTATTAATTAAATCTTTTAAATGCTTATACCAATCAGATTGCTTCTCTACCCAAAATACAGGAGCATCTTTATCCAATGCATAAGGATTAACCTTACTGACTATCACTGGAGCTTTCTTACAAGCTGCTTCAAGTATCTTAAGATTAGATTTGCAACTATGCCATGGACTATCCTCCAAAGGAACAAGAACTATATCAGCATAACTGTATAAGTTCATATATTCAGTAGGAGCTAATGGTCCTAATTTCATATAAGGTAACTGACCATTGAAAGTAAAAGAATTAAACATACTATCCCAAATCATCTTACTTACAGGATCAGAATCAGTATAACCACCTATAACCATTTTAATCTTCTTCTCAAAATCCTTTAATCTTCTTAATGGATGTTTGAGTATCTTCATATCATGTTCATGAGTAGCTCCTCCTGCCCAAAATATTCTAATCCTTTCATCTTCTACTTTATCCAAAGTAAACTGATGTTCACCATAAGGTAAAGCATTTGGGAATATCTTCACATTTGGATTTAATGGATATATCCTTTCAGCAAGTACTTCATTTGTGCAAGTAACTAAATCAGCTAATCTGATGTTATTTTCTATAACCGGTTTAAGTTCATGATAGGTATTGTAATTAATATGATTAGCAGGTAATATCCAATCATCATCCATATCTAATACAACTTTACTTCCCATTTGCTTTTTTACCTCCTCCCAATCTTTATCCAGGACTGACTTCCTATTATAAAGGATTAAATCCCATCCCTCCTCAAGTTTCTCATAGGTAGGTATATTAGTAACAAATCCTTTAACATCATTCATAAATGCTAAAGGAAGTACTACCCTATGAAATGAACATCCTGACTGATGATGTCCTAATCCTAATATCCTGAGTTTATCCATTTTGTAATTGTTTTACAATCATAAAGGCATTACATCCTATTGCATACAAATGACCGAACTTCTGCTCATCTGAATAGTTCCCCTGCATAATTTCAATGGTATGTCTGAATAAAGCTTGTTTGAGAGATTCTACATCAATCGGCTTGGTCCAATTACCTACTGGATATTTATCCCTGTTCAACTGCATCCTCTCTGCCATTCCTTTGATATACTCAAAGTCAATATCATAGATAAGCTTATCATCAGATTCTTTGAATCCTTTATACTCTTTATCAGTAGGTATGTTTATTCCATATAACATATTACTTCATTTTAATTCCTAAATATCCAGCTCCAAAAGCTATTATTAAAAAATAAGTTACCTGAATAGGTAACAAGTATAATCCAACTGCTGACCATACTGATAAGCAGGTAACACAGTCAAAAGGTTTAATCCTATTATGAGGCATTAATCCAAATCCTTTCTTTATTGCAGATGGTATTCTTGCTATATTCACAAAGTAATAAGCAAATAGCCATGATCCCAATGGAATCCATATTAACTCACTCATAATTTAATCATCTAATTTAGATTTAATAGTTTCCTTTAATTCCTCTTTAGTTTTCTTCACTACAAGAAATACATGCTTTTTAGGGATATTGAAATAATCAGCTACTTTCTTACAGGATTTAAGTTCAACATACTTCTTGAAGATTATTGATTCATGAGCATCATTTGCACTCAATCTTAATTTCTCATTAAGTTTATTATTAGCATGATTAGCCAGTTCACTTGAATCGGTATTTGTTTCTGAATACTCATAAAGTTCTGATATGAACTCCAGGTTATTGGTTTTATACTTCTTGTAGAATTCACCCTTTGTTCCAGTGGCCATTTTCCATAATACCCCCAAAGTAAACTTAACCAGGTTGCCTTCCTTTTGTATTTGGATGAGTTTCTTGCAGTTATAATTAAGGAGGACTAAAACAAGTTCCTGCTTCAAGTCCTCCTGTAAATCTTGTGGTTTTATTTTGGATAGTAGATAGTTCACCCTTTCATTTTGATACATTTGTTCAATAAAAGGATGACATTTATTCATGATATATCACTGTTATTTCAAAGTTATATCTGAAATTTAAAAAGGTAACCCTTCTTCAATTTTACTCTCTTTTTTAAAAGTATCAAGTTCAATGTAGAATTTTCCTTCTTTTGATTTCTTTACATCAAGATTCACCCATCCATTTGATGAGTTATCTTTGATGAATTGGATAGCTTCATCAGCTTTTAAAGATAGTTTACCTACTACAAATTCAGGAGCATTGTCATTCCTTTTGAATGAGAATCCTTTTGCAAAAACTTTGTCCATGTTGATTGATTTGATTTTTAAAGATTAAATATACTATTTTTTTTAATTCAAAATTAAATTTTATATTTTTTAATTATTTCTTCAAGTTCTTCTCTTGACCATTTCTTAACTCCATATCTTGAATCCTGTTCTAACTGATGGACTTCCCT